ACACGGGCCGAGGGTAGAGGAAATAGACATTCGGGTTCCGCACGTGCCGCATGAAGTTTACGGGCGTGCCCGCCGCCTCACTGCGCCATCCGGGGTAAGTCTGGTCAAAGACCTCCCGATCCACCTCCGTGATCGTGCTACCGTCCTTAACGCCGAAAATCTCCACCAGACGGATCGAGTCAGCCGGCATGGTCTGCACGGTGGTGTCCGCTGCCGTACTGATGTCCCCGATCTGCAGGAACAGGTCGGGGCGATACATTGCTGTACGCTTGAGCGTCTGGTTGACGAAGCCCAGCATATCGACATCCGAATACCGCAGCGGCGTGCGGCTGTCGTTGATGAGCCTGCGGGCTTCAGAGATTACCTCGGCGGGCGTCATTCAGGTAGATCCCTCGATGCATCAGCTTCGATCTCAGGAGCAACATACCTTGGTTTGTCCTCGATGTCATCTGTGGACAGATCAAGTGCTTTGGTCTTGCGCCGCGCCCGGGTCTTCTTGACAGCTTCCACCTGCGCAGGTTTCACAAACCGCTCTGGGTACGCCTCCTCCTCGGTCACCGGCTCGCAAAGAGGGTTCTTGGCGAGGATCTCGTTCCACCCGTAGATGAAGCCGTCCTTCGTATTGCGCAGGTACATCTTGGTCATTTCGATCTCCGTTTACCAGACGGTGTGACTGGCCACGACTTGCGCGCCGGACCCGTCTTCTTGGTCGTCATCGACCGCTTCTCACCAGCGGTCATCTTCTTGGCCGCCGCGGCGGGGCGACAGGCCGGATAGGAGCGAGACTTCTTCTCGGACCCGGAGCGGCCGCAGGGTTTGCCGGTCTTCACATCGACCCACTTCTCCCCAAACCACTTGCCGAGCCCGCCCTTGCTCATCTCTTCACCCGGTTGTCTGGGCCGCGCCAACCGCCGCCGCGCTTCTTGTACTCCTTCGAGGCCCACGCGTTGGCATAGGCACTTGGGTATACATCGAACTTCTTCTTGGCCTCCGCCTTTACGCGAGACCAGAGCGAGGGGTTCGTCGGCTTGGGGCTACCCTTCTTCACTGCCACGGGTACATCCACTTAACTTTGTCTGCCCAAAATGCCGCCGACATCTTACCTTTGGCGATGTTCTTACCGTGCCGGGCCTTGAAAGAGGCGCGCTTCTTCTTCATCTTCTCGGACTCACCGGCCTTGGGCTTGCCCGCTGTCTTCGCGCCCTGCTCACCGAACCGGATGGTCTTCACCTGATCGCCCTGCTTGGCGACAACGACATGACTCTTGGTCGGATGGTTGGGTGTCCGCTTGGGCTTGTTGTACCCGCTGACTCCGGCGCGTTCGAGGCGAGGGTCTTTAGCCATCAGCTTGCGACTCCTTTGATAACAACAAAGCTGAGGACCAGCGTGTCGGTGCCGGTCGCAGGCACTGCACCGTTGTCATTATTCCCAATGGAGATTGTACAAGACCGAGCGCGGACGCTTGTGACCCCTATGGTGTAGTACTTCCGTGTGGCGGCCGCCGCACCCGACTTGATGTTCACGAGGACCACATCTGTCGCCGCGATAAAACTGTTGGTCAGGGTGAACTCGTCGGCCTCGTGGCCCGCGAGAGATCCGGCGACGAGGGTGATCTGCCCGGACAGCTTGTTGAGCGTCACACCTGTGGTGCGGCTCGTGAGCTGTGTTACGGCGCCACCAGTGCCGGTCGGATACCCGAACTTCCCGCCGAAGTTCACCGCGCCCGCTCCTTTGGGCGTGACATCGATGCTGATGTCGGTGTCGGTGCCGTCGGCCAGAAGATCGTTGTTGCTCAGCGTCAGTCCGGCCGCAGCCGCGGAGGTGTGGAACGCGTCGGATGTGACTGAGGTGATACCGGTAAACGTGCCGCTGAAAGACACTCCGGAGATCGATCCACCGGTAATCGTGACGTTGTCTGCGGCCTGAGTAGCGATGCTGCCAAGTCCGAGATTGGCGCGCGCACCGGATGCCGTCGAGGCCCCGGTACCCCCATCGGCGATGGCCAGATCGGTGATGCCCTCCACCGTGCCGCTAGAGATTGCGACCTTCGGGATAGACACTGCGCCCGACCCATTAGCCGTAACTGTCAAACCACCATCGGTGTTCGTCGCCCGGATCGTATTACCGTCGATCTGCACGTTGTCGACGGCTACAGACCCCGTACCGACCTTGAGCGCGGTAGGTACGCCGCCACCGCCATACACGATCTTCTCAGAGGCATCAGGGCCCCCATCTACGTGCAGGAGCTGCTCGTAGGTCGCACTGACCGTGTTATCCGTGAGGTTCGTAGCCATGGCGTGCTCCTGTTAGAGAGCGGGCCCGAAGGCCCGCTCCATTAGCTCGGCGTCACCGCGTTGGTGCCAGCAGCGTCAACCCAAGTCGAGTTGGCATCTGCACCGGTCGCGATCTTGAGCTTGCTGTTGGTGGTGTCGAACACCACAGACCCAGCGGCCTTGTTGGTCGTATTGATCGCGGCGCTGATGTCGGCGATGGTCGTCGCGGCTGCCGTCGGGATCTGGAGATAACCACCGGTGGCATCGAGACTCCCGGTGATCGTTCCCGTCGCAGTGAGCGAATCAACGGTCGCGCTGATCGCCCGCAGGTTCGAATAGGTCGTACCTTTGTAGACAGACATGAGTCCCTCCTTGGATGGAGGTAGGGGCCGAAGCCCCTACCCTTAGCTCACGTCGGCCATGACGACCCACGCCTTGACCACGAGGTCAGTCGGCATGGCAGTGGCGAACGAGATGTCGAGCGTATCCGCCGCGCTGTACACGGTGGGGTTCGCAAGGTTCGCCGCACTGGTACCGGTCGCGTTGATAGCGATACCGGTAGCGTACGTCACGGAGCCGTCCGTCAGGCCGAGCGTACCCGTCGTATTGGTCGACTCCGCCGAGGTAACGGTGTAGCCGGCCGACAGGACAACAGAGCCAGCCGGGATCCGCAGGACCTGCAGCGTGTCGCTGGTGGTCAGGGCCAAAACCCCGGCCGCCGAACGCGCTGCAATGATCGTTGCGAAGTTCAGCTCGACGGACATGACCGTCAGGTGGTCATTGCCTTGGGCGAGGTACGCATCCGCGGTACCCTTATTGAAGCCGAGGCTGTCGGTGTAAGCAGTCATCTATCGACCCTCCTTAGAACGAGACCACGGCCTGCGCGATGGCTTCCGGCTTCACAACCTTGTAGCCATAGACCTGCAGTCCGCGAATGATGTTGCCGAAGGTCGACTCGGCACGCAGGGATTCCATCTCCGTCATCTGCGATGCGAAGGTGAAGCCCATCTTGTGGCCAGCGATCAGGCTGTACTTGCCCGAGTCGACGTACAGGTTGTGCGACACGTAGATCGTGAACCGGTCGATCATGCCGAGCCGGCCGTTGCGCACCACCGAAGTACCATCGCCGGTCAGCGACGCGTCCTTCAGCTCCGACTTCTTGATGAGCCCTGCCATCTTGGCCGGGATCACAAGGTAGCGGTCGCCCTCGGGGGCGTTCGCCTCGTCGAGAACGGTACCCATGTCGACGATCAGATCGACCACCGAGGTGGTACCACCGGCGCCGTCCTTGGTCACCGACAGCGGAGCGCCGCTGGTGCCGAGGTTGAACGAGGCAGACTGCTCACCTGCAGTCGCGCCCTTGTTGGTGGCCGCGATGTCAGGCAGCAGGTCGGTCAGAACGCGCTGGTCGATCTTGATCTTCATACGCTCGGAGGCGTCCTTGGACCAAGTGTCCATCATGTTGATGTCCGACTGAACCTTGTCCACGTCGTCCTCGACGCAAGCGAAGTACTCGCCTTTGTCGATGACAAGCTGCAGCTTCGGCTTGTCGGGGTTCTCGACCGTCAGGGTCTGGCCCTTGACGTAGTCCCGAATGGTGATTTCCGGCGTGGTACGGATGTTGACCGTATCACCCATGCTCCGGATCTCGCCTTCGTAGTCGGTGTTCGAGATCGCTGCGAGCACGGTGGCATCGTAGAAATTCTCGATCAGTTTGCCACTCCATATCTCCGGGATAAAATTTCCGGAGTAATTGGGGCGGCCACCAGCGACAGGAAACGACATGATATTTCTCCTTTGCGTTTCTCTACTCCAGCAGAACCTCTAGCTGTTGTATTGCGCACAGACTATCACGATGAGTATCCTTTTTCATCGCTTTTAGCTCGTCCGCAAAAAACTGGCGTGCTTCTGGTACATTCGCCCCAGTCCCACGTCCACTGTACCGACCCCTTGCGTGTTCGAGCCACCACAGTGCGAGCCTCGCTTGGTGTTTCTTCAGCACCAAATGTGGTTCCATGACTGTCAAGATGCTGACCATCGCGTCTTTGTTCAGTAGCTCCCAAGACACTGAGTATTGCTGGGACTTTCTACCGGCGGTGCGAGATGCCAAATGCCCACCATATATATAACATAGTGTTATGAGTAAATGA